GGTTTTTTCATGGCTAATAGTCCTGTCGATAAAAGTAAAGAATTTATTGAAAGTGGGATGACATTAATTACTGATTATGCTTCGGAACGATATCTTAGTAAGAAAGAAAAGAGTGAAGCACTTAAAAGAGTCCATCAGACGATTAAGTTGACTGTAGAGGATTATACTGAGTTCTTCGAGGATCTGTAATAAATAAAGGAAGATAGATCTCTTACATGCCTCAAGTACCGGACTTTAAAGATTTTAGTTTGACTTTTAAGTCTCATCCTGTTACAGATGACTTACAGGTAGTAAAAGATGATGCAGCAATTAAACAGTCTATCCGTTCGTTATTATTAACAAACAAGCGTGAAAGACTGTTTAATAGTGATATTGGTACTAGATTAAGGGAAGTATTGTTCGAACCACTTGATTTTGGTAGTGCTTCTATTGTAGAGACTGAAATTCGTGATGTATTGAAAAACTATGAACCTAGAATCACGGTAATTAGAGTCGATGTATTCCCTAATGATGCCGATGATGGTTACGACGTTGAGTTAGATTACATTATCACTGGACGTGACCAAAGAGTTACAACCGAGTTATTCTTAGAAAGACAGTAACTGAACTACAATGCCATCTTACGTACAACTAGCAAATACAGACTTTGCTGAGATAAAACAAACATTAAAGGAATACCTCAGAACACAATCTGATTTTACAGATTATGATTTTGAGGGTTCTGCTATGAGCATCCTTTTGGATGTTCTAGCATACAACACATATTATACAGCGTTCAATACCAATATGGTAGCGAACGAGTTATTTTTAGATTCGGCATCATTAAGAGAGAATGTAGTTAATTTAGCAAAGAGTCTTGGTTATCAACCAAGATCTAAGAGAGCACCTGTTGCTTATCTTACATTTGCTGTTAATTTTACTGGTACAGCACCAACCACAATCAATTTAAAGAAAGGAACTGGATTTACCACAATCTTTGATGATATCCTGTATCAGTATATTACAGCAGACGATATCACAGTTCCTGTCAATTCTAACTTCGCTTCTTTTGCTGAAGTACCTATTTACGAAGGAAAGTTAATTAAGAGTTCTTTTACCGTCAATTCGACACTAGATCAACGCTTTGTCATTGATAACCAAAGGGTTGACACGAATACGGTACGTGTACGTGTATTTGAGAGTGAGCAATCCACCCGATTCACGGATTACGAGTATTCCGACAATATTTTAAATGTAAAAGCTGACTCCGATGTATTCTTCATTGAAGAGACTGAAGACGAGAGATATGAAATCTTCTTTGGTGATGGAACACTAGGATCAGCATTAGACAACGGAAACTTAGTTGAGATTACATATATCATCACAAACGGTCCTGTTACCAACGGAGCAAGGTCATTTACGTTTGCTGGTATCTTAGAAGACTCTCTAGGCAATACAAACTTCCCTGCTGATATCACAATCGACACTATCGTTACTTCTGATGGTGGCGAAGACATCGAAAGTATTAGTTCTATCAAGTACAATGCCCCTAAGTTCTTCGGAACACAGGACAGAGCGGTCACAGCAGCGGACTATGCTGCCATTATTGTAGGTAGGAACATCTATCCATCTGTTGCTGATATTATCACTTATGGAGGGGAGGAAGAGGTCAATCCCGAGTACGGTAAGGTCAAGATTGTAATCAAACCTAAAAACTCTTCTAGACTGTCTAGTTTCACCAAGAAGCAGATTGTTGATGGTCTAAAACCTTATATGGTTGCTTCTGTGACTCCAGAGATCATTGATCCCTCTATTCTGTTTGTAGAACTAAACAGTAACATCTATTACAACAGCAAGATTACCACAGCAAAACCAGATGATATCAAGAAAAAGGTAATTACATCTGTAGAAGATTACATTGCCCAATCAGATACTGAGAAATTTAACGGTAAGTTTAGATACAGTAAGTTTGTATCTATCATTGATAATGCTGATCGTGTAATTACGTCAAATGAGACCACTGCTACAATGAGGAAGGATTTCTATCCAAACATCAATTCCGAGTCTTATTATGAGTTGTGTTATCAGAATGAATTCGCTGAATATTGTGGAACTCCTATTGTTCAGTCTACAGGATTTGTGATCAGTCAATTCCCCAATTTAACAGCATATTTCGAAGATAATGATGGTGAAGTCTACCTATATACATTAGGTCCAACCGGCGATAAAATCGTATTGTTCGAGTCTATCGGAAAGGTTGATTATATGAAGGGTGAAGTCATCATTGATAAGTTGACAATTATCAAAGGATCCTTCTTTGACAATAAGATTGAGGTTCGCGTAACACCTCGAAATAAAGATTTGAACGCTTTACGTAATGTATATCTAGATGTTGACATTACAAAGAGTAAATTTACTACATTTTCCGAGTAATTCTTAAATGGCTGCTAAGACGAGAAATATTTCAACCTTAATTGAAAGCCAGTTACCTGGATTTATCATTGAGGATTATAGTAAGTTTAAAACGTTCATAGAGAAATACTATGAGCAGCAGGAACTTCGTGGGCAACCTTTAGATATTATTCACAATATTACACAGTATCGTAATATTGATTTTTATAGTAAAGAGATATTAACTGAAAAATCTACTTTAACATCCAACATTGCTAGTAATGTTACAAGTATTGTAGTAGAAGATGCAACTTCATTTCCAGAGAAGAACGGATATATCAAGATTGGTAATGAAATTTGCTTTTACAAAGAAAGAACTAACACAGAATTTCTAGAAGTATCCCGTGGCGTTAGTGGAAATAACACGCTAGGGGATCTATACACTAAAAGTGAGTTTGTAACTACCGAAGCATCGGAGCATGTTACAGGTGATGAAGTATTAAACATCAGTAACCTGTTCTTATATGCCTTTGTTAAGAATTTTGAATCTGAATACTTAGCATCTTTCCCAGAGAAGTTTTTACGTGGAGAGATTGATAAGAGAACTCTAATTAAGAACATTGGTGATTTCTACAGAGCAAAAGGAACAGATCGCTCTATTCAGTTCTTATTCAAGACTATTATCTCTGCTAACCCAGATGAGGCAGTAAGTACATACGCTCCTAAGGATTATACCTTTAAAGCTTCTACTTCTGATTGGCAGTTTAACTATACTATTCGTATTGTACCCATCTCTGGTGATCCTCAAAGTCTTATTGGCAATGTAATCACACAGGGAGGTGTCACTGCTGTTGTTGATAATGTAATTGATAACACATTAATCATTGCTCCCGATACCATCAACGGTGAGTTTGAGATTGCCTCGAAGACAGAACTAAAAAGAGCATTCAGACCCACTGATGGTGAAGGTGATAAGATTACAGTATTCTCCACTCAAGGTTTTCCACAGGTCGGTAAGTTGTTTATTGACAACAAAGAGATTTCGTATTCTAAGAAAACTGTAAACCAGTTTACGATCCAAAAGAAAGATGATACCTTTGTTGTATACCAACCAGGAACTAAAGTATATTCCGCTAATCCTGTATCTAGTGGCGATGTTGAGTTCTTGATCGAAGGTGTTGTTTTCAACCTTCTACCAAAAAATCCTCAACCATATGCTTCTACTGGAGACAAAATTGAAGTTGGTTCGAATGGATTTGATACAGCATCTCCTGTAATTAAGAATGTAGACAATGAAGTTAGATGGTTACTAAACACCACTTACGTAGAACCAAATAGTATTCATCCACAAATCCAGTTAGATGATGTTGTTGCTGATGTAAGTGCTATTTTTGAGGATGATCAGTATTTCTATATCTGTTCTTCGTCTTTCCCATCAGATCAGATTCTATTAACTCCTAGTATTACACAGGATCTCCAAGATCAAGAACTTCTTAAGTTAATCAGAAAGCAACCTATTACCACAACAGAGGTATACAGCACTGGTAACAAAGATGTTGGTATCTTAGTTGATGGTACTCCTGTTTATAGTAACAGGTCAGAAGAGCAGATTACTTATGGTCTTATTGATAGTGTAAGCATCAATAACAAGGGAAGAGGGTATAAAGTTCCTCCTATTGTTCTTATCAATGAAGAACCAAATAAGGCATTCTCTGTTTTGTCTGGAGAAACTGTAGGTAGTATTGAAATTACAGATACTTCTGTATATGAGGAAGATCCTGCTGTAAGAATTACTTCCGGAGAAGGGGCAAGATTATCTGCTGTTGTAACAAACGGAGAGATTACTAGTATTGCTATCGACAACCCAGGACAGTATTATAGTTTCCCACCAAGAATTATAATCACCGACATCACCGGCAGAGGAAACTTTGCTGAGTATGAAGCATCTGTAGAAAATGGACAAATTGTAGATCTAGTAAAAGTTTCTGGTGGTAAGTTATATGATGCTAGATTTACGTCTGTAGTAGCAGTAGCAAATGGTTCCGGAGCTACAGCAACTGCTAAAGTAAGAAGATGGACCAAAGATAGATATTTTTTATTAAATAGTTTGCTTGACGTTAATAACTCTTACGTCTTCCAATCTAAATTTAACATTTCTTACGGTTATGGTGTAGTTGCTAACCCTAAGGTATTGAGAAGAAGATTACTTGATAGCATCAACACAGTATATGAAGAGCAGGGTCCTATTCAGCACTCTCCTATCGTAGGTTATGCCTATGATGGTAATCCCATCTATGGTCCATATGGATATTCTAATCCCCTAGACAGCTCTTCTGCTATTAGTAGATTAGAGTCTGGATATAGACTAAAGACATCTAGACCTAATGGACCTACTATCATCGAGTTTGTATTAGGAACTTTTGTTGATGATTATGAGTGGGTTCCTTCTGTTAATAGTGAAAAGACAGAGTTAGACCAAAACAATGGTAGATTCTGTGTAACACCAGATTATCCAGATGGTGTATACGCTTATTTTGTTACTATGGATCAGGATCAAACTCCTCAATTTCCATATATCTTAGGCGAGAATTTCTACTCTATTCCTGTAGATTCTAACTACAACTCCACTATCTCCCAGAAAGATATTCCAAAACAGGTTAAGAGATTAAACTCTCCTGATTTTGATGGTAACGGTGATGGATTTGTAGGTAGGATCAAAGATGTTTCTGCTGGTAATGTAAAGAATGTTTCTGTAGTTTCATCTGCTCCCACATTCGAAGTAGGTTCTGAACTTATTTCAGAAGGAAACTTAGTATCTTCTTCTGTTTCTTCCGTAAAAGGTAAATCTGTTGTTGGGATTGAATCCGAACAAACTAAAGCACTAGAAATAACTACATCTAGTAATGTGTATTTGTTTGCCGATGATATCATCGTACAACAACCTCAAGGTGCTACTGGAAAAATTGTAACCAGTACAGTTAATAGAAATAACTTCATCTTAAGAGATATTCAGGGACAGTTTAATACAACAGACCTCATTTCGTCTCTTACTAAGGTTCAAAGGTTTGTTCTAGATTCCTCTTCTACCTATACTCTAGGTGCTACAGTAAGTTTGATTGATATTGAGGCACAAACAGTTGTAGCTACTGGAGAAGTCTTGGAAGAGACTGTTTCACAGAATGCTGTCACTGTTAAGGTACTTTCTGGTACATTTGTTACTGGAGATGAGTATTTCTTGAAGAGTAGCGTATTATCTGATACTTCTAGATCCGAAGTCATTTCTGTCATTGATTTAAGTACAGATATTCCTGTCTTCGAAATTAATGACTCTATTGCTATCTTGGAAACTGCCGAAGATCATGGTGTATCTGTTGGTGATTTTATTGATATTGATATCAACCCAGATGAAGCTACTACAGAGACTACTTACTTTGTCAGAAAGAAGATCTATCAAAATTTCGAGACTATCCCAGTAGATCATAAGTCTGTAATTACTGACACTGGTATTGGTAGTGGAGATGTAATTAATACGGGTGAAACCTATATCTCTGGAACCTATCTTGATGTAGAATTAGTCTTTAGAGATCAAGACTCTGCTAGACAAGGATTAGGAAAACCAGGAGATCCATTCAATGCTAGAGCAACTATTGTTGTATCCGGAGCAGGCGGTGCTGGATCTGTAAGTTCTGTTACTGTTACGACAAAGGGTGCTGGATATAGAAAGGGCGATATCATAACGTTTGTGGAAAGTGCTCCTATTATTAATCTTGACACTAACAATCCAAATAGATTTGCTTTTGTTGTAGATCATGTAGGATTTGCTGAGGATAACAACAATCTCTATCTCTCTAATCTCAATAACCTATCTAATGGTGATTTTATCCAAATTGGGGATGAGATCGTCGAAGTTCTTGGTGTAAACCTCGCTTTGAACTTTGTAAACGTAAGCAGAGGAAGAAAAGGAACTATTCCTACAAATCATTACGATGGAAATGAAGTCATTGGAGAAGAGATCCCATTTAGACTTAATCAAGGTTACAAGTTCTTAGGACAGGAATCTTTAACACCTACACTAGAAGAATATGATGTAGAATCTGGTCTTACAAAGATTTCATATGATTATGCTGATGATATTGATCAGATCAGAAGAGTAGGTCAACAAACTACTTTCTTTGATCAAAGTTCGCCAAGAAAGGTAATTGCCTTAAGGAATGTAGAAACAGCATCATACAAACTAGAACTATCTAAAGACGATGAAAACAACTTCACAGTAAACCCATCGTTTGATGTATTGAGATATTACAAGTATAGATTTGATACTAGTCATTTCTCTATGCTCGATACGTTTATTGACATTTCCCCAAGTGTCAACTTAAACATCTTAGTAGATGGTAAGGTAACTAGCAATATTGCTCCAGGTAATCCTGGATCATTTACAACTATTAGATTTGGATTTGCTCCAGAGATTGATCAGGTCGATCCGGAGAGAGTATCCTTACGTTATGATACGTTCTATTACTTCATCAAAGCATCTGGTGTAGATACCGAAGATGCTAGACTTTCTATTGTTAGAGATCCTTTAAGTGGTAGAAAGAAGGTAACCCATAAGACAAATACAAAACTAGTTTATGATTTAGATTCCATTGTTGAGTATGACGGTTCCGGTGATATAACATACACAACAGATTCTTTAAGTGCTTTTGGTGAGATTAATACCGTAGATATTCTCAATAGCAGTAGATCATTGTTGACCGTTCCTCTTATTGTTGGAGCAAACCCAAGAAAAGATAACAGAGCAACTCTAACCCCTGTTGTAGAAAACGGTAGTATTGTTAATGTTTTAACAGATAATGCCGGTAGTGGTTATGTATCTCCAAAATTAATTATTACCGGTGATGGATCTGGTGCTAAAGTTAGACTTACTGTACTTAACGGAAGTATTGTAGGTGCTACTGTTGATGATGGAGGTAGAGGATACACCGAAGCATCTTTCAACATTATCGAAACAGACTTAGTAGCATACTATGAGTCTGATAATATTGGTCTACCTAAAAACGTAGATATTATTTTTGGTGGACTTGGATTTACTAATGACTATTCCACAACTCCATCTTTTGCTAGCAGCACTATCTTAGTTCTAGAAAATGCTGATCTATTTGTTCCTGGTCTAGAAATTACACAACCATCTACCGGTGCCAAGGCAAAACTAGACGGAAAATACTACAGACAGGGAAGCAACATCTTAAAAATTACAGATGTTGAAGGAGAGTTTGTATCTGGCAAAGAAATTGAAGGTTTTAGTGATTTCAAACCAGTAGTAAAATATGTTCTTTCTACAGATTTTGTAGAAGAAGTCAAGCATTACAGAGAATCTGGAGCATTTGCCTCATCTAAAGGTAAGATTAGTGAAAGTGTTAACAGACTTCAAGATTCTTATTTCTACCAGGATTATTCTTATGTTGTAGAATCCGAGACTCCTATTGATGGATGGAGAGATCTAATTCTTGAGACAACTCACCCAGCTGGATTTGAGTTGTTTGGTGAAGTTAATGTCTTTACATCTGCTGCTGGACCAATGCCAGAGGTGGCACCATCAATAGAATCTGTTGGTAGCTTGAATGTATCTATTCAAGCTTTGGATAGTATTGTTACTAAAAGGCAGATCACTCAAATTGTTGCTCTTGTTAGAGACTCTAATGTTGTTAGAGGTGCTGGTGGTATTTCTATTTCCGATGTTAATCTATCAGATACCTTCTTTAGAGAAGTCAGACTAGAACCTGAGTTTGATGGAGTCTTAGATCTAGATACATTTAAGAGAACAGGAACTACACAGTTCTCTATGTTTGAGGTAGGATCTAATCAGCAGATTGTACCACACAATGATGTAGAACTTTTAATTACTCTAGATGGTATCATCCAAGAACCAGGAGTAGCATATACCACTGTAGGCAATCAAATTATATTTGACGAACCTCCACTAGGTCCTAGAATTGCCGAAGGACAAGAAGTAGATGGTCAGAATTTCTATGGTAAATCTCTTAAGTATGCTTCGACAGATCTAAATGATCAGTATTTAAGAAAGTTCCAGGATATTAGTGATCAGTTTGACAATATTAGAAGTGACTTTGACTTATATTATGATGACGGATCTATTGCCAAGACAGATGAAAATGAACTACTGATCGTTGTTATTGATGGAGTCAAGCAACGTTATGGTGAAGCATATGAAATTTTAAGATATGAAGATCCTTCTACTCCAGACAAGATTCAATTTAAGTCTAAACCAGAAGTTGAAGATGCTCTTTATGATTCCGAGGATCCTAGAGAAGATTCTGTACTAAGAAATGGACAGCAGTGTTACATCTATACTATTGGTAATTATTTCACAGCATCAGTTAACAAGACGCTTATTCCTCGTCAACCAAAAGGACCATTTACCATTACAAATAGTATTGACGGAACTGTAGTTAATGTACCAGATTCTCTTTATGCTATTGTTTTTGTAAACAGTATTTTACAGATTCCAGAAAAATCTTATACTATTTTTGGATCTCAACTTTCGTTCAGAACTGACTTACCGTTTGCTAGAGAAGCAGATGGAACTCTTATTCCTCCAACTATTGAACTTATCTATGTTTATGGTAGAACTGTAGATCAAACTCTTACTCTACATGAATTTGAACCAGATACTTACCTTAGAGATGTCACCATTGACCTAACTGGACCTGAAGTATGGGGTGATGATTTTGAATACTGGTATAGAACAAGAAAAGCACTAAGAGAAGGTGAGCGTACTGAACTATATGCTTATGACAGAAGTGGCATCTTCGAAGAGTGGGTAATCGGAAGAACTTTCACGGTAACAAATGCTCCATCAGAATATATCGGGAGTCAACTAAGTTATAGAGTTCCTCTATACAACCAGCCAACTAATGGATATCTTATCACTCTCAATGGTGGAAACCTTGAAAGTGATGGTACACCTGTTGAACTTTCAAATATCCCTGTATCGCCAGGAAATACATACCGTTTTGAAGTAGGTGACCCTTCGATGCTAGGGGTTGAGTTGGGATTTGACAATGTAGCTGATCCAACTAGTATCAATGTTACATCAGTAGGGGAAGCAGGAGTAGATGCTTTTGCTTTTGTAGAACTTATTGTATTCCCCGAAGCAGTAGTTGGTGATCAAATTACTTACACCAACACCGCTGCTCCTACCAACACAGGAACTTTAGATATCGTTAATGGACCAGAGGGACAGTACGGAACCGGATTATTTGTAACTGATTTAAGTCTTAATCCTCAAATTACCGGACAATTTGGAGTAGAAGATTATGGTACTGGTTATCAAGATGGAGACATCGTAGAAACTATTGGATTTGACCCTGTACCTGGCAATCCACTACCTGCTCTAGGTGATAATATTGAGTTCCAAATTTCTATTATCGCTAGAGAATACGAAACTGCTGGTGGCAATGAGATCCCATTAGGAAGAGTTAAGTCAGCAAGAGGTGAGTTAGGTGAGATTAGTCTAAGAGTAGAAGCAAATCAAAACTGGTTTGATCTTTCTGATAAAATCTTCATTGTTAGAAATAACTATAGATTTACTACTAGAGATGTTCAGTCTTATACAATTAAGGCTAATGAGTTCCCCACCATTACTACTTCGGAACCACAGTCGGTAGATGGTCGTAATCAACTAAGAAGAAATACAACATACTGGTTAAATGGAGACAGAGATGACAATGCCTATTATAAGAGAACGAAGGCATTCGCTAATCTACATCCAAAGGATAAAATCAAAATAGCGGGTGAGAACAAGTATAGGGAAGTATTAGAAATTCCTAGATTTGCTGGCAAAACTCAGTTTAATGCCGGTGAACTGATCACTAAAGATCACTATGTTGATATTCAGGCTACATCTTATAATGGTCCCCAGTTAGGTCAGGGATTATCAATCTATGCTCAAATTGACGAAAACGGTACTGTAACAGATCTTATCTGGAATAAGAAAGTATGGAATGATGAATTTACACAAATCATCCAAAATACTGTATTTGATTATACACAAACACCACAAATTTACTTCATTCCAAAAACACCAGCTGGTGGTGGAGCAAGGGCAAATGTAACCTTTATCAAAGAAGTCTTTAGTGTAAATCTAGAGCAAGGCGGGTATGGTTATGAAGAACCACCTACAGTTGTTGTAGCAAAACCATACGAATTAATCAAGGATCCAAATAGGAAAATTGATTCATTAAGTTATCTTAATCTTGATCTTAAGGTTAGTAACACAGCTATTACGATCAGTTCGATTGTCAATATTCTTACTGCTCCTGAAGCAGGAGTTTCTACATTCTCGACATTCCTCTTCCTTGCTGTTGATAATCCCATTAGCTTCCAGCAGATAACTGTTCAACTTCCTGTAGATGACGTTCTAGTATCTGCTAACCTCAATGTTGGATCTCAAGACACTATCTATGTCATCGATAGTATTACTGATAATATTCAGATCTTTACTAACTTTAGTAGACAAGAATTCTTACTCGTCGAGCAAGTTCAAACTGTACAAGATGTAGAAGCAACATTTGATGATACTCGTATTATTACACAGTACCTAGTTGAAGCGGATGATTTCTTCTTATCTGCTAGCCCACAACCTTCTACTAGATATGCTCTCATCTCTGGTGACTTCTTAATTGGAGACTCTATTCTATATGTAACTAATACTGATGGATTCCCTGATGAAGGCACATTAGTAGTTAACTTTGAGAAGGTAGAATACTTAACAAAGGAAACAGATCGTTTCTATATCACTGAGAGAGGATCCAAGAATACTACAGAAGCAGATCATTTCATTGGAGATCTTGTAAGTCTCGAACCTGACTTCTCTATCTCTAACGCTCAGGCTGATATTGACATTATTATTGAAGAGATCACACCTCCTGGTGTTGATCCATTCTTCTTCTTCGGTGCTGTCAGAATGGCAGAGACCGCTGAGCGTGAGGTTATTACTAAGGTTGAACTAGAATCTCAACCTATATTAGCAAATCTAGTAACCAATTTCGATATATTTGGAAATGAAAGAGCTGGTGTTATTAACTACGAGTTAGTACCTAAGATCTTCACCAAGGTTGCTGATGTCAACTGGCAGATTACTAGATTCTTTGATGTAATAGGACCCGAAGAAGTAAGAGCGTTTATCTCTACTGATGACGTAGTTCAGTGGATTCAACCAGCAGATCAATCTGTAAGACTACCAGATAATTCTTGGAGTATTCTTGAGCAAGAAATTTACTTACATCCTATCAATATTGGTATTGAATCTATTAGTATTGAACTACAAACTGGTGGTATTATTGTTGTTCCTGGTATTGTCAACCCAGTCGAACTATTCATCTTCTTTGATAATGATTTAACTATTGACAATACTAGAACAAGAGTATTCGAACCAAGAGGATCTGTTACTGCTGCTTACTACGAACAATTTAGTTATCCAATCTTTATCAGATTCGAAGATGCTAGAAAGGCACCATTTAATGTTGATATTGCTCAGTGGATCAGAACATTCGAAGATGATGATGTAAGCTTCAACTTTGCTGACTTTGGATCACCAGTAGCAGGTAGTGTCACTGATCTCTTTGTCGATGAACTTCAGATCAGAAGATTCATCTCTACTTCATTCCAGGAAGCAGCATCCAGACCAGTAACTGTATCTCTACCTGATGGATATCTACAGATTACTCAGATTCCTGTACAACTTGATCCTGTAGAGGAGATCATCAGATTTATCGATGAGAGAACTGCTCCTCTCAACGTAGATGTTGAGATGTGGATCAGAACACTACCATATGAGAAGGCATTTGATTCTGTAGTTACTATCGATACTGAAGATCAGTTTGTAACTGTTGTAGAACCAGATGTAGTTGTTACTGATGCCTTAGATACCACAACACGTATCATTAACATCCTCCCAACATCTATTGAATTTGGTAATATTCCAAATGATATTTCTAACCATTGGGTCAGAACATTACCATACGAGAAGGCATTTGATTCTGTAGTTGCTATTGATACTGAAGATCAGATTATTTCTCGTTATCTACTAGAGGATGTTATCTTTGGTGCTCTAACTACTGAGTTGGAATATGCCAGAATTATTCCTGTTTGGACTGATTTTGACAACATTCCTGATGTAAGAATGAGCGATGTAGTTCTTCAGGATAATGAACTCATCTTACAACCACAAATTGATCCTGGTCTAATCAATATTGCTCCTGAATTTGGATTTAAGAAGCGTATTATTGAGAATGAAGAGTTAGCTGAAGTAACACTAACCGAAACCGAGATTGTTCTTATCATCAACCCAGTAGAACAGATCCTTATTGAGGGAGTTCTTACTGAGGTTCTTGGTGCCGAGGTTGTAGAAATCGAAGAAGATGCTGTTGTATCTACCCTACAGATTGTCGTTGATTCTGTATTCTTGGGCGCTACTGAGTTTGAATATGTAAACCTCAAGCCTATTGAACCAGAAGTAGTAGCAGGATCGCCATTTACAGTTGAAGATAACAATACGTTTATTATTCAACCTCAAGTAGATGCCGATTCTGTTCAAGAAATTAAAACTATAATCCTCATAGCAGGATCTAAGATCAATGGTCAGGAATACTTCATCGACTTTGGTCCTCAGACTTCTGTTGTTGATAGTGAATTTGAAGTTACTAAGTATGTCTATCTATGGTCCGGTGGTGCTGAAGAAAGAGATGGTGAGTTCCCTGTAGACGAAAGAGGAATTCCATTCTTAGAACTAGCAACTCCATTCCAAGGTGATGAGTTGAATGCTGTATTCTGGATGCTACGTGAAGTAATTCCTCAAGCATCAGCTGGAGAAACTCTTGGCATCACCAAGCAAATATCCAGATTCTATCCTAATCAGCATTATCTAATTGATGATCCATTAGTATTAGATGAATCCGAAGGATTCTATGCTGTACCAGCAATGCCTGTCAATGTCAGTGTTGAAGTATTCTTCACTGAGACTGTTCCTGGTGGTAGTGATAATCAACCCACACAGGCACCTCCACAGGAGATTGAGGAGAGAGATGCTACTGTCCAGACAGTTACTCTTGAACTCACTAGAGATCAGACGATTGAGATTGACGTACAAGCAACAATCTTCCAGGAGATTGTCGTCACGCCTTCTGAATCTGTCGGAACCTTTATTGGCGGATCTCCCATTGCTGTCACCCTCAACTTGGATTCTATCCCAGATGAAGGATCTGGAGAGGATCCACCAATCATCGTTGATGTTACCGTTGTTACTGCCTTCGAACCTATCACAACAGACATCGAGATTGTTCACATTGTTGATTCTGTTGAACTCGATGTACAGGCAACTATATTCCAGGAATACATCAGATTCACACCAGCAGGTCTTGAGTCCACATACGGAACCAATGATAACCTCGCCCTTGCTTCCAGTGACCGTGAGGTTGTAACTATCGTAGAGGTCAATGCTGATGTAAGTCAACCAATCTTCACCGAGCAATCTCTCATCATCGTACAGAGAATTGTCAACGGTGTTGCTGATGCTATTGCCGATGAGTTGGATTCTGTTTACAGAAGAACAACACTTGGACCAAACTACGAACAGTTCCAGTCCAATGCTTTCGTTTCCAACGGTTCGTTGAAACTAAACGCTTCTATTGCTCAACTATTAGATGACTTCGAGATTCAAGAATTTGAATTGAGAGAAGAGTCTAGCAGAAGACCAAATGGAGATATGTTCAACCTAGCAATTCCTTCAATTAATGAAGTTGGTGGAACGCTACAGGGCAACCTTCTTGACACGGAAACCACAAGTATTACTCTCAATGTAGGAGGAAATCTTGCCGATCTAGCATGGCCAACCAGCGGTACAATCTTAATTGGTGACGCTGTTAATGGTACTTTAGAACAAATCGAATACACAGGTATTTCCGGAAATCAACTAACCGGAATCACAAGAGGTGTAGGTGGAACAACCGCCCAAACACACGATGCCACAGAGTCTTACGTAAGAACAATCGGGTAAAACTCGTATAAATAATCGTATAAAATATCATCCACAATAGGAGAATTTTTAAATGAGTGCAATCATTTCAGAAAAGTTTAGAATTTATAATGCTGAGCAATTTCTATCTGCTCTAGGTGATGACGTATATGATAGTGAAGGTAACTTCACCGAAGGTGATCCTCTTGCCGAAAGAGATAATATGTTCTTCTTCGTCGGTCGTCCACAAGAGTGGTATGCCGTCCTAGAAATTTACAACAGAGCTGACGCTGCTGGCGGTTGGGCATCTGTAACTGAGGGAGATACTGTTACTGCTTCCACAAACAGCTTCGCTGCTGTTGTCGAAGAAGTCTTAGATGACGCTGTTCTTCTAAAGACTGTTTCTGGTACTGTAAACCAGGACACTGTTCCTGATATCGGTTCTACTTTCACTGTAACTAGTGGCGCTGGTATTGGTTCTACTGCTACTACCGGTGTATACCGTTATGGCGATGAGAACGAGCCTGTCGATGCTAACGACAACGATGCTGAATTCTTCTCTGTATACGACGATCTAATCGCCGCTAAGAGAATGACCATCGCTTTCACCCGTGGTGTTATTCGTCGTTTCAACTGGGCCCTCACCGGAACTGATGTCTATGACATGTACAAGAACGACTATGCCCCTGCCACCGTTGGTGCTTCGGGTAAGTTAGGTTCTCAGAACGTTACTGACAGAGGAGCTCCTTATCCTCAGGCATCTTCGCTTGCTACTTCTAAGTTCTATGTAATGAACGGACAGTATGAAGTATTCAAGTGCCTTTACAACGGTCAGTCCCCCACCAACCCCGAAGGTATTCCTGCTACTCTCGAACCAAGAAGAAGCAATCTTCTAAGCACCTCTGTATACAGAGATCCTGCTGCTGATCCTATTGCTCCTGGTCTATACTTCGAGAACCTTGATGGATCTGATCTAGGACCAAACAATAAGTATCAGCTATCTGCTGCTGGTGGTTATGTATGGAAGTTTATGTACAAGTTGTCCATTGACGACGTTCTACGTTTCCTTTCTACTGACTTCATCCCTGTTTCCCTTCGCTCCGAAGCAGAAACTGACAGAGCACAGACAGAAGACGTTGCTGCTATCGACGGTGGTATTCAGTCTGCTGTTGTTGAGTTCGATGTTACTGGTCTTCCTGCTGCTAGCTACTTCGTTCCTGTTCTAGGAGATGGTACTGGTGCTGTTATTGAGTTGGTTAGCGATGGTGCTAATATCACTGGTCTATTCATTGCCAACGCTGGCACCGGATACACCTATGGTAACGTTCTAATTGAAGACGGTGGAGTCTATGATGGATCCCCAATCGGTCTCCACAGTGATGCTGCTCTAACCACCGCCGTAACTCCTCTTGGAGTTGGTGTTACTGATACTGCTGCTATCGAACCAATCATCTCCCCAAGAGGCGGTCATGGTTCTGGTGTTAACGGCACTGATATCGAGCGTGAGCTTAACACCAAGCGTGTAATGGCAAACATCCGTCTAACCTATGCTGAAGGTGATGGAGACTTCCCTGTCGATAACGACTTCCGTCGTATCGGTATCCTCCGTAACCCACAGGCAACCTCCACTGGAGCTATTGCTGATGGCGCTGGACTAGAGACACTAAGCAACCTCAAGAGAATTGATGTTACTGGTCTCGCTTCCGACTTCGTAGTTGATGAGCAGATCACCCAGACACTATCCACTGGTGGTACTGCTAAGGGTCGTGTTGTTTCGTTCGAATCTACTGGTGCTGGTACTGGTATCATTTCTTACTACCAGACTCCACTAGAGCACACCGATAAAGGTGTTGTAAGAGCGTTCGAAGGCAATGATGGTGTAACACCACCTGCCGACATCACTGGCGAAGGTCTTACCCCAACTACAGGATCCGTCGCTGCCAACAACGTCGCTCCATTCACCGAGGGACTTGCTGATACTGAGTTTATTCAGGACACTGGCGATATCATGTATCTTGAGAACAGAAGACTCATCACAAGAGCACCTGATCAGGTTGAAGATATCAAACTCGTTATCGAATTCTGATCTAGATCATACTACGGTCCCCTTCGGGGGACCGTTTTTAACCTCAAAGAAATAATGTAAAATGCCCCAGAAGACAAACATTAATGCAGCTCCTTATTTTGATGACTTTGATGCTGGCAAGAACTTCTACAAGGTTCTGTTCAGACCAGGGTATTCTATTCAAACTAGAGAGCTAACTACTTTACAGTCTGTATTACAAAATCAGATTGAAAATTTTGGTAGGTATAGTTTTAAGCAAGGGCAGCAGGTAGTTCCTGGTGAAGTTGGTCTTAACAATAGACTAGATTATGTTAAGTTGTCATCTGTGTCTGAGGTGGGCATTTCTCAACCAGATGGTACTATCATCTATCAAAGATATGATATTAACCTTTTAATTGGTCAAACATTAAGAGGTATTACTTCTGGTGTCGAAGGTGTAGTTGTTGAAACAGCATATTCTACAAACACCGAATCAGACACCCTATTTGTTAATTATTTAAACAGTGGTAACGACAACAACGAAACCTCATTCAGACAGGGAGAGACCCTAGAAGTTGTTGGCGGTATCAATACTCCATTATTAGTTGTTGGTATTGATGGAAGCGTTCTACCAACATCAATCACAATTACAGATCCCGTCTCCGGAGAAGATAGATTCGAGACTAGTCCGGCGATGGGATTCGCCAGTGCAGTAGAAGTAGAAGAAGGAATTTATTTTGTAAATGGATTCTTTGTAAGAAATGATAAGCAGATTCTAGTTATTGACAAGTATTCTGACAAGACATCTGCCAAAGTAGGATTTAATATCGTAGAAGAGGTTGTAACTCCAGAAGAAGATCGTAGTTTATATGACAATGCTAGAGGATACTCTAACTCTTCTGCTCCTGGAGCACACAGATTAAAAATTAGTCTTGAGTTAACTGAGTTTGGATATTCAGAAAAGACTGATACTAACTTCATCCAACTTTTAAAAATCAATCAAGGTACGATTGAAAAAGAAGTAAAACCTGCTGACTACACTCTTCTTGAAGATACTTTAGCAAGAAGAACATATGATGAGTCTGGGGACTATGTAGTTGATGAGTTCCCAATGACAGTAAGAGAATACTATCAGAAAGATGGTAACTCTGGTATCTACAAACTCGGTTCTGACGGCAAAGTTAATGGGTTGACAGAAACCGAAGCAGACTCCAAGATGCTTTTGGATATTGGTTCCGGTAAAGCATATGTGAAGGGTTATGAGATTGTAAATAAAGCAACAAAGTTTGTAGAAGTTGATAAGGCAAGAGATACGTTACAAAGAGATAATGTAACTATCAAGTCGTCTGGTTTATCTACCTATAAGATTACAAATATTACTAACACTGTACCACTCAATAATATTGGTGGTGAGTTAACATCATATCCAGATGTATACTTTAACTCCGTATTTAATGACGGAACAGTAGGGGTAAATGGATTAGAAGCAGAAGGATACTTCAAAAATACAGTTGCTAGAAGATCTCAGCAGATTGGAGCATCTCAGGGAATTAAAACGATCTATGTTGCTATCAACGGAACTACTCCACCTCTTGATGGTACATTCCCTACAGAACTATGGTTCTCTAAAACAGTAAATGCTGAAACACCAACTAGTTGGGACAAAGTAGATGTTATCGGTACATCTATTGTAAACAGAAACGAAGTCATTGATGACGAGCAGGTAGTCTTTGTAGAGTTTACTGTTATAGGAGAGAAATCCTTACTAGAGACATTTTTGCTAGAGTATGATGGCAACATCGTTTCTAAGTTAAGACTACTCTGGACATCAGAAGCAGATGTCTCTTCAAATGCCGACTACTACGGAAACATTGTTGACTACAATGATGTTATTCATCCCACTATTGGTGTTGCTAAACCAAAGAATTACTCTTTAGCAAGAAGAGCAGAAGGATTCAATCAGGATACTGATATTGTTTTATCTAAAGGTAGAAGCGAAGATGGATCTAGACCATATAGCGCCACCTTTAACTTCTCTTATTTTAATCCAAAATTCTTCACGAAAATCAAGTTAGATCGTACTCCTTCTCTTGGATTTTCAGTAGGTAAGTATATTGTAGGAAGAGATAGTAAGGCTTATGGCGTTATCGAAAATGACGAAACACTAAACTTTAGTTTTGGAAGAACTTTATTCGTCACAACTCTATCTGGAACATTTAAACCAGGAGAGACTATCATTGATGAAGATAACAATGTAGCTAAGATTGCTGATGAGAATACTATCTCTCACTTTGTCGTAACTAATAGAGGAGATGGATATGCTAGTAGCACTAACTCCCCTCTAAATGTTATTATTAATGGTAGAGTCTTTGATAGATCTATCATTGAAGCTAGAATTCAAGGTGGTAAGATATTCAACGTTGAAATTATCAACTCTAACTTTGTAAAAACTAAGTATACTACCCCACCAGTAATTACTTTATCCCAAGACGTAGGTGCTTCCACTACTGCTAGAATTACGCCAGTTCTTAATAAGAATACAGTATTAACATATACAAATCAGAATGTAAAATCATTTGAATCTGTATATGACTCATATAAGTTTACGGCAGATATTGATAAATCCTCTACTGACTTTGCCGAAACTATCCAGATTACTAATTTTACCTTTACTGGAGAAAGAGGAACTAAGTTCTTAGTCAACAATGGTTTTGCTACAGACTTAAACCAAATTGTAGTTCCTGGAGATTTGATTCAATATACTGATGATGCCGGAGAGACTATCCAGAATATTGTACAATCAGTTTCTGATTCAGGTGGTACAACCAAAGCTAGAATTTATCTAGACTATGCTTTGAAGGGAAATGTAACTAATGCCACTGTAGTTAGAGTAAGACCTAAAATCGATAATGTAACTAAGTCTAGTTTGCTCTTCCCAACAGGAAGTAAGCAGGTAGCATCTCTTGTAAATGACACAGCAGATACAAGATTCCAGTATTATGTAAGAAAAGATTTTATCACAGAACTAAACGCCAGCGGTTCTACCGTAACCTTTAGTGCTCAGTTACAATCAGGAACAGAAAGATTTGTAAGGTATACCGAAGAGAATTACATCTTCACTATTCTAGATGCCGGAGACTCTACAGCAGTAGAAACAGGAGACATTATCTATGTAGATCCAAAATTTGTAGAGATTAATTCTGGAACAGTTACAACTAATAACGTAACTTCTGGTTCTTTAACACTCACACTACCAGTTAGTTACTTCTTAGGAGAAGGTCAAGGAAGTATTACTATCTTCCCTAAGGTAAAATTAACTGCTACGGTTGAAGTCAGCAAAGCAAGACCAAGATTAAAGACTGCTATCCGTAATAGAAGAATTGTTGTAGTTTCTGGTGGTGATAGAGTAATTCCTTTCCGTGGTGTTGACTATGATTCTGATGTTATCGAATCAGTCACTTACTCCGATGCCTTCAAATTAAGATATGTATATGAAGGAACTACTTCAAACCCACCCGAGGCGGATGCTGATGGCGTTATCGTAAGTGGAACTGACATTACATACAAGTATACATTCGACAATGGTCAAAGAGATACTTTATATGATGTATCTAGAATTATCCTAAAACCAGGATTTGATGCCCCAGAAGGTCAGTTGCTAATTGCTTTCGATTACTTCGAGCATTCTCTAGGAGATTTCTGTACGGTAGATTCTTATGTCCATCAGGCTGGTGTTGTATCTAGTGATATTCCACTGTTTAATTCTTCTGTATTTGGTACAGTAAATTTAAAAGATGTAATTGATTTCAGACCTAAAGTAGATTCCACTACAACAATTTCCGGATTCCAAGATCAATCTATTCTAAGTGATGAGATATCTGTCAGTTTCACAGGTTCTGGCGGTATTCCTTCGTTCACCCCTGCTGTAGATTCTAATTTAGAATTTACGTTTACATTTACGGAGAAGCAATTCTTAGATAGAATGGATGGTGTTTTCTTAACAAAGAGAGGAGACATTGTTGTTAAGAAAGGAAACTCTTCTCTAAATCCATCAAGACCAGAATTGATCGATGATTCGATTGCTCTTTCTTACTTACATATTCCTGCTTTCACAAACAGCACTAAAGATGTAAGGATTATCCCTGTGGATAACAGACGTTATACCATGAGAGATATTGGAAAACTAGAGAAACGTATTGAGCGTCTAGAATTCTATACATCCCTGAGCATCCTTGAGCAGCAAGCATTGAACATGCAGATCAAGGATAGTGTAGGTATTGATAGGTTTAAGTCTGGTTTCTTTGTAGATGCTTTTGAAGAGCATTCGGTTGGTAACTTAAACTCTATTGATTATCAATGTGCTATTGATTCCCAGCAGTCGGTTCTTAGACCACAAGCAAAAGAAGACAGTTTTGTATTAAGAGAAGTTAATACCAGAGAAGATCAAAGAATCATTTCTGGTTATACCATAAACAATGGCGTGGTTACGTTGCCATATACCGAACAAAGGTTATTGGGTAATGATAATGCTACTAAGACTATCAACCCAAATCCTTTTGTAGTTCTCCAATACGTAGGTGACGCTAATCTATCTCCAACAATCGACCAGTGGTATGACGATTCAGTTGAACCTATTGTAGTTGATACAAATACAAAACTAAACTCTATCTTACTAGCAAAGGAAAATCCAAAGGAATCTCTATCTAGTATTTTTGATTCTTATATCACAAACTGGACCGGAAACGATAAATCTCTATTCAACATCAACTCTCTATCTGATGTTAATACAGAAGACATCAACTCGTCCACTACTGCTGCTACAGTAGCGAGTTCTTCTAATGTAAGTCCACAAAACAACACATTAGGAAAGGGTGTAAATGCCGCTGTCATCAACAACAGAGAAGTATCTACTGGCGTTAAGTTCTTTGCTAGGTCTATTCCAGTCAAGTTTACTTTAAACCGCCTAAAAGCAAATACAAGAATTTACATATATCTAGAGGGTAGAGATATCGGAAGATGGGTTGCTCCTGATACTTCCTATACAGGTATTGCTGGAAACTCCATTTCTACATTCGGCAATGAATTGGTAACAGATTCTACTGGTAGTTTAAGTGGTATCGTATTGATTCCTGCTGGAGCTCCACCAAGATTAAATACAAGATGGACTGGTGATGTAGAAACAGTAATATATGATACAGCAGAAGAGGAAGTTAGAATCACTGAAGGTTCTAAGACTTTACTCTTCTCCTCTGGAAGAACAGCAACAGAAGCAAAAGAAACTTTAGACACATATGCTGAAGTTAACTTCTATGCTACAGGAATCATTCCACAGAATCCACAAAGCATTGTTTCTACTGGTGCTGCTTACTTCAAATCTAATGAAGGTATTCAGTTTGCCAACAGCAACACAGATTTAGAGATCAAACCAAATCCATTAGCACAAACATTTAAGGTTGAGAACTTCGAAGGTGGAGTATTCACCACTGGAGTAGATTTATACTTCTCCACAAAGAGTGCTAATACACCTATTAGAGTATATCTAACAAACGTAGACTCCGGAGTTCCTGGTAAGTACATTGTTCCAGGTTCTCAGTCTACTCTATTCCCAGATACAAGATTGAAGATTTATCTAACTGGTGATTCCGAGAGTGTATCTATCCAGAAGGATGAAGATGTAACAGGTGCTACTTCTGGTGCTATTGGTCCTGTTAAGGATGTATTAGACGAGAATGGCATTTCTTTAGGAGATGAGTTAAGCACAACATTCACCTTATCTAAAGAACAGACATATACATTGATTCTAAGAAATCATAACGGAATTTCTTTTGTTCAAGATGAGAATTTAAACATTCCTTCTGTCACCAGATTTAACAACACAAATAACAGAAACGCTGTATTCACTATTGCTAAAAATTCTGGAAGAGTTGTAGATCTTAAGATCAGAAATGTGGGTGAGAATTACAACGGAGCTACGATTACTATCGAGAACCCACAACTTCCTGGAGGAAGTATTGCTACTGCTGATATCCAAGTATCTAATGGATCTGTATTTAATGTTGACCTAGTTCTAAATGGAAGAGGATATACAGAAGCACCTTCTGTTATCGTCAAGGGAATTGGAACAGGATCCACAGGGGCACTAGTAGAATCGATTATTGATATCGATACCCCTGCTGTAGTTATGGGTGTAGCAACTGATGATATTGGAAGATCTGGTAGAGTTGCTTCAACCACTCCTACCTTGTTTAAGTTTAGACATCCAGTATATCTACAGAATGATACAGAGTATGCCTTAAATATCGAAACAGATTCTATTGATTACAATCTATGGACTTCTAAACTAGGAGACATTGAGGTTACATCTGACAATGCTGTTACCACCCAACCATTGTTAGGATCTTTATACAAGTCACAAAACACTGACAATTTTGTCGAAGACTTGTTTGAAGATATCAAGTTCTCTATGTGGAGAGCAGAGTTTGATACAAGCAGAACTGCTAGTTTGAGTGTCACTAATGAAGATCTAGGTTATGAGAAACTAGATATGTCTCCTTACGAGACTAGCGTAAGATCTCCTGTCAACGCCACATCTACTTTATTCAAGTCAAATAACTCCATTATTAAAGTACAACATAGAGACAATGGATTTGAAGATAGAGGATCTTCTTACGTTTACTTCAAGAATGCTGAGGATGTTGGTGGTATTCCTTCACTAACATTAAACGGTGAATTATTTAGAGTATGGAACTCTGGTATCGACGGTTATGCTATTCTAAGCAATAGCAGAGCAGGTTCTAATGTTATTGGAGGAGGATCTAGCGTTCTAGCAACATACAATAGAAAGTATGAGAAACTATATGCTCAGGTATCCTATTTACAAGTTGACGGTACTAACATTAATGCTTTTGTAAAAACCACTAATGTAGTTCCTGTTGATTCTGAGACAGAAAATTATGTCTCGTATAGTCAAGATGATTTTGAAAAGACATTCCTAAACGAGCAACATTTCTTCATTAATCAAAAGATGATTGCTTCTAGAATCAACGAAACTATTAACTCTCTAGATAATTCGTTAGAGTATAGAATTGATCTTTCATCTGACAGATCTTATCTATCACCAGTTATCGATCTAAATGCTGCCTCTGTAAAAACCATCTCAAATAGAGTAGAAAATGCTTTAGGTAGAGAGGATAGATACGGTAAGAGATATCAAGAACTAAGATTCCTAGAATCGTTTGATGCTATCTTAATTCAATTAGGTGGAGGAACTCCTGCTATTGTTGCTGGTAGCACAATTCAAGGTGAAGATTCTAACGCTTTAGGAACTATCGTAACATGGGATTCTAATACAGCAAGAGCAACTATTAACGTATCTACAACTTCCAACTTTGCTATTGGCGAAGCGGTGAACATTACAGATCCTAGTGGAGTTCTTCTACAAGGAAATGAAATCAATATCTCCACTTTAGATCAAGTTAACTATGAGTTTGTACAAGGAGCTAATGTAGTTGCTTCTTATCCACCTAACGCTTCTGTTAAGTACGACAACACGATCAATGGAAAGGTAGTAGAGTGGGATTCTAGAGATAGAATTCTAACTATTGATACTCCATATGCTCCTATCAACGGAGATTATGATGCTCTTATTCTACCAAATAGCGATTATGTAAGACAAGCTGATCCTGAAGATCAAGAAAAAGATATCTTTAGAGTTGGAGATGTTATTGAATCTTTAGACAATAAGTATTTGACTATAGGATCTATGATCTTCACCCCTGGTGTAGATTTTGTTTCCGATGAAGAATCTAAAAATAGTTCTTCTAGTGCCAAGTATGTCACAAAAGAGACATTTATCAATACTCCAGGAACATCTATTGATGTAAGATTAACTGCTTCTGTTAAGAATACCGAAAACATCAAAGTTTTCTATAAGTTTAAGAAAGCATCTAGTCAAGAAAACTTTGATGATATTAACTGGGTAGCATTCAATACTGACGGCAATCCAGATAATAGTGATATTGCCACTGCTACAAACTCTATTTCAGGAAACTACGAAAAGCAGTCTTCTTATCAAGAGTTTAAGTATAGCGTATCTGACTTAGCGGAGTTCTCTTCCTACGCCGTTAAGATTATTATGAAAACTGACGATCCTGCTTTCCCACCCAAGATCCAGGATTTAAGAGCTGTAGCATCTTTCTAATATGAACAACTATATTAAGGTAAAGGGTCACGAAAATTTATATCGAGACCCTTCTACTGGTGCCATTATTAACACCGATAAACCTACTAAAAACACCATTGCTAGTAGGTTTTCTACAATAACTTCTGACATAAATAACTTAAAGGAAGACGTGTCAGAAATCAAAAGTTTACTCCGTCAGCTAATCGAAAATGGCAATTAATCGTAAGGAAGTTTTCAGAACAGATACCTTTGAACAGCAAAGGGTAAAGATTAATGAGACAGCACAGGATCTGTTCGACATTTCCACTGGTCAAGAATCTATTGACCGATTGCTGATTGATGGTAGTATTCAACCAGGCGCTATCATTGACTCTACAGGTAGCACTGGAGAAGACGGACAGTTTCTTAAAGTTAATAAAGAAGGAAAACTTCTTTGGAAATCTCTCACGATTGAGAACGTATTATTTGTATCCAAAGACGGAGACGATACAAATGATGGTTTAAGTCAAGAGACAGCAAAGGCATCTATCGGAGCAGCACTAAGAACAGCACAAAGAGGATACTTCGGTAAGTTATGTGACGGTGCTAACAACATTCTACTAAACAAGAAACTTATTCAGGATGAAGTAGTCGGAGAACTTCTAACTGAGTACAAGGATTATGCCAGAGGCAACAGATGGATTGATGCCTATGACACTATCCAGAACAATATTGATTACATTGCTAACGAAGGATTCGAAAGAGGACTAGCAAGATACCTAGTAATTGATCCACTATTTGTTGTTCCTAACGGAAATCAAGAATGTATCGATGACGTAAAACTATTCATCGATGCTGTTGCTTTCAACATGAAGTATGATGGCAACAACAGAGTATTTGACTACGCTGAAGTATATACAAGACCAGAATACGGTGATCTCATTACAGGCGAGAGAGATGCTTCCGCTATTGTATACCAGGAAGTTGCCTATGTAATGATGGAGGTAATGAGACAAGATGCCACCGCTGTCATTGAAGGTGCTCATGGACTCACTCCAGTATTCGACAATACTATTGTTTTAGATCCTCTAGCAATCGTTGATCAGACATCTGCTGAAGCTGCTGATCTCATCAGAAGAAATAAAAACTTCATTGCTGCCGAAGGTTACGACAGAATGATTGCCAACCCAGCATTTGCTGGATTTGTAGGAACAGGCACACCACAAGATTGTATTGATGATGTACTAGACGTATTAGATGCCATCATTTACAACCTAACATATGGTGGTAACGATAAAGTATACGATGCTGCTAATGTATATGTAACTGGAACATTTAACGGTGAAGCAGTTTCTACTCTACTAGATGCCGAAAGAGATGAAGCCGTAAATGTATACGAGAATGCTAGAGATGTAGCAATCGATGTAATGAGAGGCATCGCTGTTGCCCCAATTAGCGGAACAGAAAATACATTCACACAGGTTATTGATCCTTATGTATTACCTGATCCTGCTGACCCAGACTGTGTTGCTCAAGCAACTAAGATCGCTGACTTGACGACAATCATCACCGATGCTATTGGAACAGATGCTGGAGTTGGTGATTTAACCGGAGTTACAAGAACAGAACCTACACCTGCTGTTGATTACGGTGCTGGTTGTACTGATGTTGCTTCTGCTATCTGGGCACTAACACTAATTTATCTACAAGCAATCGGTAGTGATGCTACCCCTGGTAACTTAGACGGTATCACCAGAACAAGCAACAACCGTTTTGTATTCCCCGACTCCCCTGCTGAGTCTGGCAGATGGAAGGATGCCAGAAACCTAATCTTCTCCAATATGGAAGAGATTCAGGACAGAGCACTTGCTGAGATTGCTATCGATCATCCTGACTTCTTCTTCCCAGGATCTAATCAGGAAGATAGATTCTCCAGATACAGAGATTCTTATCGTCTTATCCAACAGAACCGTAGAGAAGTTGTAGATAGATCTCTTGCTGAGATTGCCTTAACATCTGATACTGCTGTAGGTGGTACAAACTTCTCTTATCCAGGAGATCCCGTAGAGTCTCAGTATTCTAGATACAAAGATGCTTATAGGATGGTCCAGAGAAATAGAACTACTATCGTCGAGTTAGCATATGACGATATGGTTCTTTCTGGATTCACACTAGAAGGAACTCCAGAAAAATGTAAGAGAGACATCGGATTCTTCCTAGATGCTGTATCTTTAGATCTATTCTTGGGTGGTGCTATCAACTACACAAGACAATTCCTCTTATCATACTACGACGACGCTGGAATCTTCTTAGATCCAGGTGGTATTGATGGAGAAGAAGCTCCCAGTATTATTGCCTTTAATAATGTAGAAGACTTAATGGCGGCAGCATTTGCTAACCAAACTTCTGCTGTTTTAACTAACGGTACATACAACCTAATTACCGAATCTACTAACAGAGGAGAAGTATGGTATCAAGACTTAAACGTTGCTACTGGTAATCCAAACTATAACCCAGCAAATCCAGGTGGTGATGTTCCCAACACAGATCCTACTGCTTGTGTTGACGTTAGATCTACTCTCAATAGTTTAGTAACAATAGTAACGGATGTATTGAACGACGAGATCTCTGTTCCAAATAGCGGTTTTGCTAACATCCCACCAGAGACTAACGTACCACAAGGCAGATATCAGGATGCTTCTAACCTAATCAAGATTAATAAGAATGAGATTGCTGATAGATCACTAGCACAACTTGCTGTTGATTATAGAACACCTAACTTCCAGTTCCCTGGTGATGAGACTAATCCTCTCAATGCTCGTTACTATGATGCTTACTATTTAATTAGTCTCAACAAGGGCAACATTATCAACGAGGCATACACTAACACAGTAACTGAAGCAGGTATTCAGGGATGGGTAATTGACACATCACCAGCAGGAGAGGCAAAGTGCCGTAGAGATCTCGGATACTTCATTGATGCTATTGCTCTAGATTTATTCACTAGAGGAAACAGATACTCCAGAGATTTTGTTCTCAACTATTTTGATGAGTTTGGTGCTCCCATAGCAGATGGTATTCCCGGTGATGCTAAGTTAGCATCTTTGTTTGCTTGGGACTTTGCCAGAAATCTCTTAAAACTATCTGTAGCAAACCAACAGATTGCTGACACAGTAACTGTTATTCCTGGTCCAGCGGAGTTTGGTAGTGGTGAACCAGATGTTGCTAATAATGACCCCACAGCATGTACTGATGTACAGAACACTATTGAAAATCTATATACTATTATCTCCGAAGCTATCGATGCTGGTGATGTAGATCTACTTCCATATGTAAACAATGGAGATTTCAATGCTGGTATTGGTAAGTGTAAGAGAGACCTTGGATATCTAATTGATGGTGTTTGTGATGACTTATACAATGAAGGTAATGTAAACTCCAAAGCAGTTGCTCAAGCATACTTCCCTAGCGGAACATTCATTGGTCTAGATGGCGAAGGCGAGGAATCAATCACGGCATTCCAGACTGCTGCTGATACAATGGAGTTAGCAGTAACTAATAATTTATTCAGAAAAGATTTAACTATTATTCCTGATACTGTTACAGGAGAAATCCAAGACGATGTATCTGATGGTCTTCAGCAATGTGCTGATGTAAGAGCATCGATTCAGACTTTAGTTGCTATCACTGTTGATGCTGTTCAGTCTGAAGTTACACCAGGAGCTCCATTTGCTGATGGACAAACAGCAATCGATTCTGTTCTTGATGACTACGGCAATCCTCTCTTTAACGAGGGCAAGTGTGGTAGAGATATTGGATTCTT